AGGAGTTATATGAAAATTTAGCAGCTAGATTAAATTTAAGTTTTAAAAATAAATTAAAACCAGGTGAAAAGTTTTATGCCAGTGATGCTGTTAAGTTTCATATTGAAAATAAATTAGCTAGGATGGACTGCGGCGAAGCCAACTCAGACCACAATTTAGATGGTGGAAATTATTTTTTTATTCATGGGGGGTTGACAGATGAATCACGATGATAGTAAAATTTTTTCTAAGCCAAGTCATGTAGCTAAGCTTAGCGCTAAGCTTAGCAATCCAATTAATTCCTTAAATAAAAAAAATAACTTAGATAGCTTAGCTAAGAATAATAACTTAGCTAAGATAAAGAGCTTAGCTAAGATAACAGCAAAGAAATCTAATCCAGCATATGTAGCTGTAGTTGAAAGAAGCGCCAAGTTTCCCATTGATGAGCTGCAAAGGCGTGTTTTATCTAAGCTTAGAAAAAGATATTCAGAAGATGCTTACAAGGATTTGGTGATTAACCTGGAGCATATATCCATGTTTGATAAACTTAACTGGCTTAGAGACATGGATGACAAGCTTAGAAAAGAGCGCAAGTAATGGATGTAGCGCAGTTAAATGATTTATTCTTTGAAGCTGCCGAAACTGAGAGAAAGTTGCCTACTGCTTTTAGAAAGCAGAAGATGGCTAGTTGGCCAGATTATGTGACTGAGTGGTCTGGTTATGGTTACAGCACAACAGAACCAACTAGGTTAAAAGCTACACCAGACCAGATTACTAGGTTAGATAAAGCTATAGACCTGGCGTTAACTAAGATGGATGACGAGGATAGAAGGCTTACCTGGGCGGTAGCTCACTCAGCTGCATTTACTGATCGTGGTCCTAAATGGACTAAGATAGCAAAAATCCTAGGACTAAATGATCCTAGGATTGTGAAGCGTAGATATAAAGATGCTTTGGTTAGATTGTATTATCGATTGTAATTTTATAAGATTTTTCAAACTTATTTTTGTTCATTCTATGCAAATATGCTTTTGGATTTTTTATACCAGCATTACGAAAAAAATTGTCTAAACCTTCATTAAGATCATTCATCATAGTAGCTTCATAATTTTCTTTGATATCTGCAAACTTTCTATAACTAGTAACGTCTTGCTGTGATTTATCGCCATGATTTACATCTTCTGCTATATATTCCATTGCACATTCCCAAAACCATAATTCAGCATCTTTTTCATCAACTTCAACATCGATAATTACTTTATATTTCATAACATATCCTTTTTAAAAAGTTGCTTACTGCTTTTATAGCTTTGGTTTATTGTTGGATAGTAGCCAATTCATAAGCACAACAACGGGACCGGGAATATCTTTTTCACCTGCCTCCCAACGTCTGACTGTCCTATCGGATGCGACTTTTAGTAAAGTCGCTAACTGCTTTTGTGAGAAGCCAAGCTTTCGTCTGGCTTCTCTAAATTCTGTTTTATTCATTTTCTATTTCAAAAAGTGCTTCTTTTTTAGCTCTAGCAATTTCAAGTTCTGTTAAGCTTGTTTCTATTTGTGTAGCCATAGTTACACAATCATTAGCTTTGTCTTCTGTGTCAGCTGTTATAGCAAGCTTTAAAGCTAGTTTATAAGCTTCATAATTGTTCTTAGGTTCATTCATTGTCTTTTCTCCAGATATAAAGATTTTGCTTGTTCAAGCTCGTAATTAAAATCAATCCCATACTCAATACAAAAATTTTGCAGATCTAAAAGTAAGTCTTGAATATGCCAATCATTTGAATTTTTAAAATCTTTTCTTTGCTTGTATATTAGCAAAGTTGAAATAATGTTATCTGTGTTCATAGTTTAACCTTTCTATAAGTGGCCATAAGTGGCCAAGATTGAGCTTATATAGCTCTCGCAAGGCAGTCAATAAAACTGCCTTACAAGAGTAATATAATTAATTAGAAAAGAATTGAGCTAACCAACTATTTATTTCTTTTTGTGTTACGTTGTAGGCTTTTAAATCTGATTCACTTGCATTATGAAACAAAAGCCATAGTAGCATTGCATTTGTCATTCTTCATCCTCTCTATTAATTCAACATTATCCTCACTAAATTCAGTTTCAGAAAAGCTTGAATCAAAATACATATAGTTTCTATATTCTTCAACAAGCTTATGAAGTGAATCCGTTGATATGGCTTTGTCTATTTCAGCGTTATGATTATCTCTAATAGCTTGAAACTTTTTAATGGCTTCTTGTTCTGTTTCAGCTTCAATTTCAAGGTTAGTGTCCATGGCTAAAGTAACATTTAATTTAACGCCATATAGTTTAATTTTCTTAGTCATTTTACATACTCCTATAAATTATTGAATTGTTACCAACTGAAATCTCATTATAATCAAAGCTCAAATCTCTAGCCATTAATTGAATATCAAGATAGTTTTCTAAATGTTTTGGTATTTCACCAAACAAGCCTTCTTCTATAAATTGCCATGCTAAATCTTCAAAAGACATATCATAATAAATATCTATATCTTCAAACAGATCTGGCGTTACTTCTTCATTAAATGGCTCAGATGTGATGTTTTCTTCATAGGCTATGATTAATGGGATCTTTTGATATTCTTCCCATTCGTTGGCAACCATAAAAAAAGCTTTTAAGTTGTAACCACCTTTAACGGCTTTGAATAGATCACAATCTATTGCAGAGCCATCAATAAAATCAAACATATATTCTTCAACTGGTTGACCATAAACATTGAAGTTTTTATTATACTTAGATTGATAATCTTCAAAGCTATCAAAGTAAAAGCCTTGTGCATCTAAGTCATATGGCTGGGCGTATAGTGTTAAAGTTTCAGCTTGTTTTAATTGTGCTTGTGTCATTTTGTTATATCCTTTTTAAAAGCGGCCATAATTGACCTAACATGATTCATTATATTCATATGACTTTTAACGTCAAGCATTATATTTATTTAATCAATACTATTGACTTAATGATCTGAAAAATGGCATAGTTTCGTTATCATATAGTTATCCTTTGCCTAGCAGCTACAGTTTTGGTTGCTAGGCTTTTTTATAAGCAAGGTACAAATGGCCAAAGTTATAAAGATTAGAGTTACAAAGCCACAGATGGAAAAGATCTGTGAGCGTATTGCAGAGGGCGAAAGCTTAACCAGGATTTGCAATAATACAAAGACGTTACCAAGTTGGCGTACTGTACTTAGATGGGTGCAAGAGAATGATGAAGCACATATTATGTATCGTAAGGCAAGGGCGTTGCAGTGTGAGGTTATGAGAGATCAGATACTTGACTTAGTTAAAATGGCTCTACCAGATGATCCAAAGCTTGCAATGGCAGAAGTACAAAGAAGAAGATTAGAAGCAGATCATATGGATAAACATATAAGGCAGATGCAACCATTAGGTGTTAGGGATAAAGCAGAGGACAAGCAAGCAACGAATAATGGACAAGTAACGTTGAGTTGGGCGAATGGTAATCTTGAAATAGTGTAGGCAGATAGGTTTGCTTTCATGTTGTGTTGGCAGTAATCTCGCACACGAGCCATACAATGAACAGCTTTACTATTAATTACGTCACTCTATCTCTTGTAACCATTGCGAGCCATACAAATAGTTACGAGTAGCGTACTCGTATGAGGCAGTTTTTAGGCAAACAGCCCCCCCCACCGCCCCACAATTAGGGCGCATCTGTATATATATATATTATCCTCTTAGGAGAGTGTCTAAGCCATGAACATCGAGATTCCGTATTCACCTAGACCACTCCAGGCAAAGCTTCATAACGAGCTAACAACTAACCGCTGGGGAGTTGTGGTGTGCCACAGACGATTTGGCAAGACTGTGATGGCTATAAACCATTTACTGAGGGATGCTATACTTAATGATAAAACGAATCCCAGGTACGCTTATATAGCGCCTACTTATAGGCAAGCGAAAGCTGTGGCATGGGATTATCTAAAGCAGTTTGCTGGTAAAGTTCCTATGGTTAGGTTTCATGAGACTGAGCTTAGGTGTGATCTTCCTAATGGATCGAGAATACAGCTGCTAGGTGCTGAGAATTATGATAGTTTACGAGGTATATATCTTGATGGAGCTGTCCTAGATGAGATGGCTGATATGCCAGAAAGTTTATTTCCAGAAGTATTAAGGCCAGCTTTATCGGATAGGAAGGGATGGGCGTTCTTTATTGGAACACCTAGAGGTCACAATGCTTTTTTTGATTTATATGAAGCAGCGCAGAGTAATAAGGATTGGTTTACACAAGTTTATAAGGCTAGTGAAACTGATATAGTTGATGCAGAAGAATTAGAAGCTGCCAGGTTGATGATGACTGAGGACCAGTTTGAGCAGGAGTTTGAATGTTCCTGGGTTGCTAATGTACCAGGAGCTATTTTTGGAAAAGAACTGCAAGTTGCCCAGGAAAGTGGGCGCATAGGAAATGTTCCCTATGACCAGGCGCACAAAGTAGATACCTGGTGGGATCTTGGTATAGGTGATAGCACCGCTATTTGGTTTACACAGAGTGTTGGTAGAGCCATCCATGTTATAGATTTTTATGAAGCCAGGAATGAAGGGTTACCGCACTATGCGAAAATACTTACAGGTAAAGGCTATTTTTATGGAAGCCACAATGCGCCGCATGATATTGAGGTTAGAGAACTTGGCTCTGGCAAGAGCCGCCGTGAGATCTCATACGATTTGGGAATTAATTTTAGGGTTGTACCAAAGCTGCCAGTTGAAGATGGCATACACGCTGCGCAACTTATTCTCAGCCGTTGTTGGTTTGACCAGGTAAATTGTAAGGCTGGATTAGAAGCATTAAGGCAGTATCACCGAGCTTATAATGAAAGATTAAGGACATTTAGGAATAGTCCAGTACATGATTGGGCCAGCCATGCGGCTGATGCCTGGAGATATTTTGCTGTGGGTGTAAGGGAAAACCGAGGGTTTGAACGGCCACCACAAGCGATTGCAGATAGTAGTTATAATCCATTTAATAGTATAGGAGCAATGTAATATGGGCGGATTATTTGGCGGCAGTAAGCCAGCACCACCACCTCCACCACCACCACCTCCAGCGCAAGCTGTACCAGCACCGACTAAGAGGAGTGAGGTAGAGGATAAAATGAAAGATCCTAAAAGAGTGTCTAGGAAAAAAACCATAATGACTTCACCTCAAGGCGTATTGGGTGAAGAAGATGGAGTGGCGTACAAGACGTTATTAGGTGGTACAACTAAGAAGTCCTAGCTTTGGTGAGGTTGTTGAGCTTCTAAGGCATAGTCGGCTGCACAGATCTGTTAGGTTAAGAAAACTTATAGATAATTTTGAAACACCATTAACGATTAATCAGTATAGGTACTGGCGAAATAAACATGAAAAGCTTGTTGGGTTTTGTGCTTATGCTTTGGTTTCTGACGAAGTGTTAACAAAATTAAGGCATGGCGCATCAATGGAAAAAGATTGGTGGCAATCTGGCAATCATTTATGGCTGGCTGAGTTTGTTGCTCCCTTTGGTCATGTATCATTTATTGTAAAAGATACAGTCCGCTATTTTAACAAGGAACATAAAATTGAAACTGGATATTGGTATAGGCCTTCTAAAAGGAAAAGAGGACATATTGGGCGAGATCATGCCCTTGAACAATCCGACCTTATGTTTTATGGGTGGAGATGATGGCGGCGGCGGCGGCGGCGGTGGCGGCGGTGATGACGATTACGATCCACCAGAAGAAGATCCAGGCTACGATCCAGATCCACCAAGCAGTCCAGATCCAAGTCCAGGCCCAGGTGATGATAATGATGATGATGACGATAGTTATCAAGATAATCCAGCACCAGATGATCCGCCAGATGATTTTTATGAAGATGGTCCAGCACCACCAGATGATGATTCAGAAGATATATCAGATGATGCACCAGAACCAGGTGATCCTGGCGGCGGTGGTGGTGGATCAGATGTTGGAAGTCCAGATACTGGGCAACCGGGATCAGACACACCAGACGATGGAACTGACCAAGATGAAGGCATAGGTGAAGATGAATCTATAGTTGGTGATGATCCAGCTACAGAACCAGATGAGCCAGATGGCGGTGTTGATATAGACGATGATCCAGTGCCAGATGATCCAGGTGATGGCGGCGATCCTAACGCTGGCGATGGCGGAATGGATATCGGTGGCGAGCCAGGTGGTGATCCTGGTGGCGGTGGCGGCGGTATGGATATCGGCACAACACCAGATGATAATGATGGTGATGATAATTTAGGTGGTAATGACGATAATGTTTACGATCCACCAGGCGATACTGTCACAGATCCGCCAGCAGACAATACTACTGGATCTGCTAATCCTAGGGATGTTGTTAGAGCTGGTGATGAGGAAGAAGAAGAAGAGCGTAAGCGTGGTCGATCAAAAGGCACAATATTAACTTCAGCTCAAGGTATTGTAGGCGGTGCGCCTATCCGCAGAAAAACTTTATTAGGATTATAAATGGCTTCAGATGATTTAGCACGATTACTCAATGAACGATTTGGCAGTCTAGCTGCGCAAAGAGTTACTTGGGAATCCCACTGGCAAGAAATAGCAGACTTTGTTGTTCCAAGAAAAGCAGATATTAATAAGGTTAGATCTCCTGGTGACAAAAGATCTGAACTTATATTTGATGGTACAGCAATTCATGCAGCAGAACTTATGTCTGCTTCATTACATGGGATGCTTACTAATCCTAGCACTAAATGGTTTAGTCTTAGATTTGGTGATTTAATATTAGATGGTAATGACGAAGCTAAAGAATGGCTGGAAAGTGTCGAAGATGTTATGTATCAAGAGTTTGCCAGCTCTAATTTTCAAGAACAAATACACGAACTGTACCATGATCTAATTACTTTTGGTACTGGCATCATGTTTGTTGAGGGTGATGACGAGCCTACACCAAGCTCATTAAGATTTAGCACCAGGCATATTGGTGAATGTTATGTTTCAGAAAATGAATATGGCCGTGTTGATACAGTATTTCGAAAATTTAAAATGCCTATGCGAGCTGCTATTAATCGTTTTAGTGCTGAACTTGTACCACAAAGAGTTGTTAAACAAAGCGAGCAAGATCCTTATTCTTTGATTGAATTAGTCCATGCAGTTTATCCGAGGGATGATATAGACGTTACTAGGTTGGATTCTGTAAACAAACCATTTGCTTCTGTTTATTACGATGCTGAAGAAAAAAAAGTTTTATCAGAAAGCGGTTTTGATGAGTTTCCATATCTTGCGCCAAGATATTTAAAAGCTAGTTATGAAATTGGTTATGGTCGATCCCCAGCCATGACCGCTTTAGCAGACATAAAAATGCTTAATAAAATGTCTGAAGTAACAATTAGGGCCGCCCAAAAACAAGTTGATCCTCCACTTCTTGTTCCAGATGATGGTTTTATACTCCCTATAAGAACTGTACCTGGCGGCCTTAATTTTTATAGATCTGGATCAAGGGATAGAATAGAGCCGCTAAACATAGGCGCAAATAATCCATTAGGTTTAAACATGGAAGAACAACGTAGAAAAGCTATCCAATCAGCTTTCTACGTTGACCAGTTAATCTTGGGCCAAGGGCCACAGATGACAGCAACAGAAGTTGTCCAGCGTACTGAAGAAAAGATGAGATTACTTGGGCCAGTATTAGGAAGATTGCAAGCTGAATTACTACAGCCACTTATAACTCGAACTTATAATATTTTAGCAAGAAAACAATTATTTAGGACTGCGCCAGAGTTTATACAAGATAATGATATTAATATTGAATATGTAAGTCCATTAGCCAAAGCACAGCGCATGGGCGATGTACAATCTGCAATAAGATTGTTTGAGTTATTAGGTCCTATTATGCAAATCGACAGAGGTATCATGGATTTTGTTGATAGTGATGGATTAACTAAACATATGATACGAGCTTTATCAGTGCCAGCAACAGCTGTTAGAGGTGATGAAGAAGTTGCAGCCATTCGTGAACAACGAGCTGAAAGACAAGCGCAGCAAAGAGAATTACAACAAGCTCAACAAATAGCAGAAGCAGCTGGTAATGCAGCTCCAGCGCTTAAAGCGGCTCAAGGTTTAGGTGTTGTTTAATGAATATTCAAGATCTTAGGCTAGCTTACAAGACACTTTTAAATACTAAAGATGGCCAGATTGTAATGAAAGATTTGCAATCCAGGTATCACATTAATGGATCTACATTTTCACAAGATCCTAACGAAACAGCCTACAGAGAAGGGCAGCGAACTGTAGTCTTATTTTTATTATCAATGCTGCAAGAACCAAAAACTAGAGAGGACATAGTAGAAACATGAGTGAAGAAGCCCAGGTAGCGGAAGCTCCAGTAGATGCTGGACAAGCTCCGTCTGCGCAGCCAGTTAGTGATTGGCGCTCAGAAATTCCAGAAGATATTAGAAGTCATAAATCATTAGAAACTATCCAGGATGTAGGATCATTAGCTAAATCTTATGTTAATGCACAGTCCATGATAGGTGCAGATAAGGTTGTAAAGCCTGGTAAATTTGCTACATCAGACGATTGGAACAGTTTTTATGACAAAGTTGGTAGGCCAGCAAGTGCTGATGACTACCAATTAGAGAATAAACTAGCCGAAGGCCAATCAGAAAACGCTGATATGGTTAGTTGGTTCAAGAAAACAGCACATGAAGTAGGGTTATTGCCGCACCAAGCTCAAAATTTATTAAATAAATATAATGAATTTAGTGGAAGCCAAGTCCAGCAATCAGCAAGTGTTACTGAAGATGAGATAAACAAGGTAGCATTAGATTTAAAAAAGGAATATGGCCAGGCTTTTGACGATAGAATGGCTGTAGGCAAAGGCGTTTTAGAGAATTTTAGCTCTATACCAGTAGAAGAATTTGAAGATTTAACACTCAGTAATGGTATGAAACTAGGCGATCATCCAGCAATAATTAAAACAATGGTTAATATTGGACAATATATGAAAGAAAAAATGGGTGAAGATACACTAGCTGGTGTTAAAACCTCTGGTGGATTATCGCCAAGCGAAGCTTCTGAAAAGCTGGCTGAACTTACACAACCAAGCTCACCTTATTGGGATGCAAAACATCCACAGCATAGTTTTTACGTTGATGAAGCTATGAGATATAGGGAGATGGTATAATGGATGAAAGAGAATTTAGGCTTGAGGTTTTGAGAATGGTACTCGAAACTGGATCTGGTAGGATTATAGATGATCCATTAGATAGAGCTGACAAGTATTTGCAATGGTGCGAAATGGAAGATAAGCCAAATGGCCCTTCTAAAAAAAGTACTAGCAAAGTAGTCGAGATAAGCAAAGGCCCTCGCAACACCAAATAACTTACGTCTGGATACACCAGGTAGCGTTTTAATTTTAATCTTAAACTAACGGAGAAAGTGAAATGAGTTCACAAATCACTACAGCTTTCGTTAATCAGTTTAGTTCTAACGTACAGTTATTATCGCAGCAAAGAGGTTCTTTGCTCCGTGGTTCTGTATCAGAAGAATCCGTAACTGGTGAGAAAGCATTTTTCGATCAAGTTGGAAGTGTTGCAGCTGTTAAGCGAACTAGCAGACACGCTGATACACAAATTCTTGATACACCTCATTCAAGACGAATGGTAACTATGGACACTTATGAGTGGGCAGATCTTATTGATGATGCTGACAAAGTGAGAATGTTAATAGATCCTACATCTACATATGCTCAAGCAGCTGCTGCTGCAATGGGCAGATCAATGGATGATTCAATCATAGCTGCTGCTACTGGTACATCAAAAACTGGATCAAGTGGTAGTACAGATACAGCTATGGATGCTGGAAATATTATTGCTCATGGTTCAGCTGATTTAACTATAGCAAAGCTTATAAGCGCAAAGAAAATCTTGGATGAAGGTTCTGTAGATCCATCTATTCCTAGATATATTGCCGTAGCTCCAGCACAAGTTGAAGCTTTACTTGGTACTACACAAATCACATCAAGCGATTTTAATACTGTTAAGGCGCTTGTTGCTGGTGAAGTAGACACATTCATGGGTTTTAAATTCATAATGTCTACCAGGTTAGCTGTAGCATCCAATATCAGAACTTGCTTTGCTTGGGCTGAAGATGGGATCAAGCTTGCTGTAGGAAAAGACGTAATGGCAAAGATAGACGAGAGAGCAGATAAGTCATACTCAACTCAAGTCTTTTATTGCTCAACTTTTGGTGCAACACGAATGGAAGAAGCTAAAGTGGTTTCAGTCCTTTGTGATGAATCAGCTTAAAGGGAGATAGAAAATGACAACATTAAATTCTGATCTCGTAGCCAATTTTGAAGCCAACTATACAATGAGTGATGCAAGCCTTTTACAAGGTGTTACTCGTATAGCACAAGGCACAATAGAGCTAGCTGCTGGAGATAGCACAGACAATGATATTGTTATGCTTGCTCCAATACCAACTCATGCCAGTATTACATCATTAAAAATAGGCACAGACACCTTTGGTGGTTCATGTACCTTTAATGTTGGTCTATACACAAGTGCTGGCGTTGTAAAAGACGAAGATTGTTTTGCAAGTAGTGTCGCAGATGCTGGAGCAATGACAGATGTTCGTTTTGAAGCAGCCGACATAAACACTGCTGGACAAAAGGTTTACACCATTGCTGGTGATAGCACTGATCCAACTGGTGTGTATTATGTAGCGGCTACATTCAATGCAACTGGCGGTACAGCTGGTACAATGTCATTCATTATTGAATACGTTATAAATTAAACAACCAGGACAGCGTAGCAATGCGCTGTCCTTTTTTATAGGAATTAATAATGGCTTCTGCGGTTGATATATGTAACTCAGCATTAAATATGATAGGCGCATCTACTATCCTTGCTTTAAATGAAGATAGTAAGGCTGGCAGAATATGTAATCAGCGATATGAATCTGTAAGGGATAGTGTTTTTAGAGCGCATCCTTGGAACTGTTTAATAGCAAGACAGACTTTAGCGGCTGACTCTGAAGCACCAAATTTTACATATTCAAAACAATTTACTTTACCGACAGATCCATTTTGTTTGCGAGTTTTAAAACTTTCAGATCCAGAAATAAAATTTGAAATTGAAGGGCGTAAACTTTTGACTGACGAAAGCTCAGTAGATCTTGTTTATGTTGCAAGAAAATTAGATCCTAATGAATACGATCAATTATTAATTAACACGATTGAAGCGGCTATAGCTGCTGATATAGCTTATGCTTTGATAGGCAGCACTACATTAACAGCAGCAATGTATGATCTTTATAGAAACAAACTAACTGAAGCTAGGTTTGTAGATGCAACAGAAGGTAACACCATAAATACTGCAAGCATAACTGATAGTGAAGTATTAGCTGCTAATACATTTATTAATGCGAGGTTGTAATGGCCAAGGCTTCACCAACCTTTAATAACTTTACAGCTGGTGAGCTATCGCCAAGGCTAGATGGTCGCACTGATATAAGTAAGTATTTTAATGGTTCTAAAACCATGCAAAATTTTACAGTGCATCCTCATGGTGGTGCAAGCAGAAGGCCAGGCACAATTTATGTAAATACTGTAAAAGCCAGTGCTAATGCAACAAGATTGATACCTTTTGAGTTTAATGTTGAACAAGCTTACATATTAGAATTTGGCAATTTATATTTTAGAATACACAAAGATGGTGGCACTGTAACAAGTGGCGGATCAGCTGTTGAAGTAGCAACTGTTTACACTTCAGCTGAAGTCGCACAAATAAAGTTTACACAAAGCGCAGATGTTATGTACTTAGTGCATCCATCACATCCAGTTTATAAGATAACGAGGACAAGCCACACAGCATGGACATTCACCGCTGTCGATTTTAGGCGTGGTCCTATGCAAGATCCTAATACAACAGCAACAACATTAACGGCTAATGGTAGAACTGGAAGTGTAACAATAACAGCTAGTGCTGATTTATTTGCTTCAACAGATGTTGGCAGGTTAGTTAAGCTGCATGATGGTTTTGCAAAGATAACAGCATTTACTAATGCAACGACTGTAACTGCGACTGTGCAAGAAAATACAGCTGGTAGAACTGAATTGATGCCAAGTATGACGGCAAGCACTTTAAGTTTTGCTGAAGGAGATCCAAGCGCTACTGGACTAGAGCATAATGATAGAATAGTTGATAGTGCTGCAAACTTTGTAAAAGAAGGTTTTAAAGTAGGGCAAAAGGTTGTTATTACTGGCGCTACAGAAACTGCTAACAATAATAGTTCTGCATTACTTGTCCAGGTAACAGACGATACAATGTTATTTGCACCTTCAGTAGATGTTGTTGATGAAGCTGCAAGCGCATCTATAACTGTTGCTGGATTGTTAGAAGCAGACGATGATTTTAGTTTAGGAGCTTTTTCTACAACAACTGGTTTTCCAGCGTGTGTTAGTTTTTATGAAGAACGTCTGGTGTTTGCTGGAACAACAACACAACCTCAAACAGTGTTTTTTTCTGTGGCTGGTGACTTTGAAGATTTTGCAGATGGCACAAATGCTGCGGATGCTTTGAGTTATACGATTGGATCTAGTCAAGTAAACGTCATAAGATACCTGGCATCATCCAGGGTTTTGATTGTTGGTACTAGTGGTGGTGAATTTGCTGTGTCTGCTAGTGGATCTGCCGAGCCACTAAGTCCGACAAATGCACAAATAAAACGACAAGCAAGTTATGGAACAGCAGATATACAGCCTATAAATGTAGGGCCAGTAACATTGTTCGTTCAGCGAGCTTTGAGAAAATTACGAGAATTAGTATTTAACTTTGATACTGATAGTTATAATGCACCAGATTTAACAATACTTGCAGAGCATATTACTGAAACTGGTATTGTCGAAATGGCTTGGCAACAAGAACCAGATAATGTGATTTGGTGTGTACTAACAAATGGCTTTCTTGTCGGTATGACATATAGACGAGAAGAACAAGTCGTTGCTTGGCATGAACATATTTTAGGCGGTAGGTTTGGTGATGCAACAATAACTGTGTCTGATTATGCAAATATAGCTGTAGGTACAACAATTAAGATAACTAAGACAAATGGAGAAACAATTACATTTGTAAGTGAAGCTGCTGGTTCTTCTGATCCAGCTGATACAACATTTGGTTTTAGACCGAATACAAATAACAACACAACAGCTGATAATATATTTACCAGAATAAATGCGCACTCAGATTTTACAGTGGCTAATCCTTCAGCAGCTATTGTTACCATTACAGAAACAGATCCAGAAACAACTGGGTATACAACAATAGAAACTAGCGATCCGACCAGGCTTACAACAACAAACCAAGGTAATGCGGTTGTAGAATCCATTGCTACAATACCTGGCACAGCTGATGAAGATGATCTTTATATGATTGTTAAGAGAACTGTAAATGGATCAACTGTAAGGTATATAGAATATTTAAGTAATTATGAGTTTGGTACAGATGTTAAAGATGCTTACTTTGTAGATTGCGGTCTTACATATGATAGCACAGCAGCAACATCTATATCTGGTCTTACACATTTAGAAGGTGAAAAGATTGTTGTTTTGGGTGATGGTGCAACACATCCAGACAGGACTGTATCGTCTGGTGGTATTACACTGGCTAGATCAGTGCAAAAAGCACATATAGGATTTAATTATAAATCAACATTGCAAACTATGAGAATAGATGCTGGCGGAACAGAAGGCACATCACAAGGCAAGAACAAAAGAATAAATAATATTACATTAAGATTATATAGATCAGTAGGTGTTAAAGTAGGTAGCTCAGAAGCAGAACTGGATCTTATACCATTTAGATCTTCAGCGGATGATATGTCGGAAGCTCTAGGAATGTTTACTGGAGATAAGGAAGTCGAGTTTAGAGGTGGTTATGATAATGATGGTTTTGTTTTTGTAAGGCAAGATCAACCATTGCCATTAACTGTATTAGCAATATTCCCAAGGCTGCAAACATTCGATCAATGATAATGGTAGATTATAAGCCAGAACATATTGAGTCTATCCTAGATGGCGATATGAGTAAAATGGCTAGAAAATCATTTGGTATGGCTGAAGATATAGCTCATGGATTAGTTGCACCTGGACTAGCTTTTTCTGGTTTGATTGATGGTTATGTCATAGCAAGCGCTGGCATAAAACCACTTTGGAATGGAGTTGGTGAAGGCTGGATAGTTGCATCAGATAAAATGCCAAATAAAAAACTTAGTGTCATTAAACTCATTAAAGATAATTTTGATAAAATGATTCACGATCATAATTTTGTAAGAGTTCAAGCTGGTGTTAGATCTGATTGGCCAGAAGCAAAAAGATTTGCTGAATTTCTAGGTTTTGAGCATGAAGGCATTATGCGCAAATATGGTCCAGACGGACAAGATTATTATAGAATGGCGAGGGTATTTTAATGGGAGCGCAAGCAGCTATAGCAAGTGCAGTATTTAGTGCAGCTGGATCTATCCAAGCTGGTAGAGATCAAAAAAGAGCTTATAATTATAATGCCCAGGTAAATGAACGTAATGCTCAAGTTGCTGAGCAAGATGCAGAACAACTCGTTCTTATGGAAGAAGTCGAAATTGGTAGATTTAGGCGTGAGTTTGACAATCTACAAGCAGCAACATCTCAGTCATTTAGATTTAATGGATGGATGGCTGACACTGGAACACCACTTAAAGTTGCCTTGGCAAACGCCCAAGAAGCAGATGAAGAAGTGGCTATCAGACGATATAATGCAAAAGTAGGTAAAGCAGAGCTTAAAGAAAAAGGCACTCAAGAACGTATGTCTGCAAATTTAAATAGGATGTACGGAAGAGCTGCTATGAGAGCATCATATTTTAAAGCTGGTAGTAGTTTATTATCCGGCGCTTCTTCTTACTCACAAATCAATGCACGATATGGAAAGTCAACTGTATGAGAGTTCCAACTTACAAATCTCAAGCCAAATTATCAAATCGTTCTGGCGGTATAAATATGAGTGTGCGAGCAAGTCCAGGTGCATTGTCTGCTGGATCACAAGCTATGGCTAGCTTTGGTGACCAAGCTATGAAAACAAGTTTACAGTTTTACGAGATTGAAAGAAAGAATGATTACGAAGCGCAAAAACAAAGCGGTATTGTTGAGTATGCAAAAGAGTTAGAAAGTATAAAAGAGCAAACAAGACAAAAGCCAAGCAATGTAGCAGATACTTATTTTGATACCGAGGCAGAAAAAGCAAGATTAAGAATTTCTAAAAATTTTACAAATGATGTTGCTAAAAGAGATTATCTTAATGAATCAGAAAAAGATTTTATTAATAAGAGAGTATCAGTTAGAGCAGAGGTATCTAACAGACGAATAAACGACCAAGCCTCTACTCACTTGTCAAGAGTAGCACAATTACAGAATGATGCAGTATACGGAAATGCCGCAGAAAAACACGCTGCATTAAACGAACTATTTGGCGATAAGCCTAATAAAATACTTGGTATGTTTGATAAATTAAAAAACCTTGGTTATTATTCTTCTACTCAATCTATCACAGCTACTAATAAAATGATGGCTGCCATAACAGAAGGTAACATTATTACTACGTTTGATGCACTAGGAACGTTAGAGGAAAAAAAAGAATATTTAGAAAGTTTTAAAGACAAGCCGCCTGCATCATTAGGTAATGTCAAAGTACGGCAGTTAACTAGAGGATTTAGAGCTGAAATAAATGGTCTTGTACGAGAACAGAAATTAGCTATTAGAGAGTTTAAAGTTGACATTAAAGATGCAAGTTATGTTTTAAAAACTGGTAATGAAGTTGATGATAAAATTATTAATGGCTTTGCTACGAAAGCACAAAACTTAAATGATGCAGATAGCATAGAGTTAGTAAAAAGATTAAATTTACAAAAAATTGTAATGTCTGGACTTAAAAAATCAAGTCCGCAAGAGGTTGTTAATTATATAAGCAACCTTAAAAAAAATGGGTTTGCAGGTGTTGAAGGTATTGGCATAGACTCAAGGTTTGAAGCAGATCTTGTTAAAGATGCTGAAACATTTTTAACAAATATGAGGACACAATTAGCTAGTGATCCTATAAGCTTTGCTGCAAAAACTGGTATTATAAAAAACTTTGTTCCGCTAAACTTTGACGATCCTACGTCATTAGGGGAAACTTTGATGGTAAGAAGCCAACAAGCTAGTGTTGTTAGCGCAAGATATGAAAATCCAATAAAATATTTTACACAAGATGAATTATCATCTCTTTCTGCAAAATTTCAAAATAGCACTACAGATCAAAAAATAGGTTTGTTTGGTGTAATGCAAAGTGTTTTTGGATCAAAGACAAAAGATGTATTAGTTGAAATAAATCAAAAAGGACCAGAGTTTGCACATATTGGAGGTTTATTATTAACCAAAAATATAGATAGCGCCACACTTGCTATGCAAGGCTATGATTTGATGAAATCAAATATCAAAGCTTCAGAATATACCAGTACAAATGTTGTTCCTGCATACTCTGATACTATAAGAACTTCATTGACTGAACTTGCTCCATCAGTAAAAGGATCTTCAATAAGTGTTACAGAAGCTATTTACACAAAATTAGCGAATGAAAGAGGTCTTGTTAACTTTAATTCAGAGGTTTTTGGTGAGGCTGTTCAAAGATCATTAGGCGCTGTTTTTGTTGAGGGTGAGCAAGTATCAGGTGGTGTTCAAGATGTTAATGACCATCCAACATTAATACCTTCATCAATGAATCCAGATATGTTTGAAGATATGATTAAATCTTTAGATGCTCTTAATTTTGAAACAAACAATATAGATAAAAGTTTAATGGATAATATTAAAGATGGTGACTTTAATATGTATGCCATTGGTAATGGGGTTTATAAATTTGGGCGTGGTAAAAAGGGAACTACTACATTTCAGTATGCAGCAGATCTTGATGGCAACGAACTTATATTAAATGTGTATGATTTTTTTGAGATTGAACAATGAGCTTTGCATTTTCTGAACAGACAACGTTTGCTAATAGACCAAAAATATCGAAAGGCACACAGTCATGGCAAAAAAATCTATTATCAGCTTTTGAGTCTTTTGAAGCAAATGATACGTCTACATCTGAATCCATTGTCTTACAAGAGCAATGGCAACCAATCATGGATATTTTAGAGGAAAAAAAAGACAGTTTAAAAGGTGATTTTTCAAGATCATTTTTTGATAGAAAACGAGCTTTGTATAATCCAGGTTCAAGATTAAGTATGACTTTGTTTGATGATGGGCGTTATGAGGAGTATGAAAATCAAGCCAAATTTATCGAAAAGATAATAAAAGATAATGCAGATGTTGTGCCAGAACTACAAGATATAAATATTGCAGATATACATGAAAAGGCAAAACAAACCGCAATAAATAAAAAGAAAGATTTTGATGAAACTGTAGAACGTAATCCTGGCTTTGGCGCATCTGTTGTAAGGTTTGGTGGTCAAGCTGGCGCTGCATTTAAAGATCCAATAGTTTTGACAAGTCTTATGTTTGGTGGCGCTGGAACTAAATTACCGGGAATAGCCTTGAATCAAGCTGTAATAGGTGCTGGTTCAGAGTATCTCATACAAGGCAAAGTAGAAGAATGGTACAAATCGTTAGGATTAGAATATACTAGCGAACAGTTTTGGACGGCTGTTGCTTTAGGCGGATTTATTGGTGGTGCTTCACCATTTGCTTTTAAAATAGCTGGTAAAACAATTAATTTAAGTGCAGACCAAGTAAAAAAAGGATTAAAAGCATACAAAGATAGTGGATATAAAGATCCAGCTGTAGACGTCTTAGACAGCACTATTGCAAAAAATGATGATGCCATAAACTCTAATCCGATTGAAGATGTAACAGAACACGCTGAAAGGTTATCAGAAGCAGACAGAGCTTTTGAAAACAATGAGTTGCCGAATATAACAGATAGAGCAGTATCTGAAAAAACTCCAAGCAGTTTATTCGAAACAGAAAATATTAATGGAACTGTTTTTAGATTTGATCCAGACGAGATTGAGGTTGATGCAAAAACATTTCAATTCAAAGCTGGCGCAGATCCTAAAGGTGTTACAGATAGATTGATGGGAGTTGAAACGTGGGATGATGTTTTTTCAGGGCAAATAGTTGTTTATGAATTTGCAAATGGTAAAAAGTTTATTGCAGATGGACATCAAAGATTGGCTTTAGCCAAAAGATTAAAAGGCAAAGGACAAGATGTAAATCTTATTGGAGCAAAATTAAAAGAAACAGATGGCTTTACGCCAAGTATGGCAAGAGTGGTTGCTGCAATAAAAAACATTACTGAAGGAACTGGATCAGCTATTGATGCCGCAAAAATTGCAAGAGAAGCTCCTAGTCAATTCAAAAAAAGAGTTCCTCCAAGATCTGCTGTAGCAAGATATGCAAGATCTATAGTCAATTTATCAGATGATGATTTTGGTATGGTTGTTAATGGTGTTGTTGATGCTAATTATGCAGCTGTTGTAGGCAGATTAATTCCTAATAATAATGAATTACAAAATGCTGCCATGAGAGTTTTAGCAAAAAACACACCAGAAAATGAGTTTCAAGCAGAAGCTATTGTCCGCCAAGTAATGGAAGCTGGTTATCAAAAACAAACAACCGCAAATCTTTTTGGTGATGAAATTATTGCAGAAAGTTATTTTACTGAAAGGTCTAAAATACTTGACCAAGCTGTAAAAATTTTGCGACAAGATAAATCAGCTTTCGATAGTTTAGTTAGAAACGCTGATAGAATTGAGGGTGAAGGTAATAAATTAGCTCAAAAAGCAAATGTTGACAGAGCTACACAAGATAGCCAAGCTATTTCGTTATTAAATACACTTGCAAATAGAAAAGGAAACCTAAGTGATGGCCTTACGGAAGCAGCGAAAATCGCAAGGGAAACAGGCAACTTCTCCAACGCTAGCAGAGGATTTGTCGAAAATGTCAGAAACGCAATTAGAAATGGCGATCTCGAAAGCATCAGAATTGACAATGCTAGGGGGATTGTCAATGATACAACGGAAAGCGGCCAGATACCGAATGAGCCAAAAGATCTTGAAAGTTTCTCAGAACCAAGCGGCAGAGGAGCAAACCAACAAGCAGATCAGCTAGAAGAAGATATTTTTGGTGAACGGATTGACCAAACGTCCTCAAAACAGTATGATGAAAACATAAAATCAGAAAGTGTTGTTACAACACGAACAGATCCAGAATTAGATAGAGAAATACCAACTGAATTAGTTGATGACGGCAGCGGAAATATAGTTGCTAAAACTCAAACTTTACGACAATTACAAGAAGAATTTGCTCAAGATCAAAGGATGCTTGACCGCCTAGAGGGTTGTGTTAAATGAGTTTTGGTGATTGCATTACCAATGGTAATAAAGAAAAAGATGAAGCTGGTAATAAACTTATTACAGACGAGCAAAAAGAAGAAGCTTTAGAACTTTTTAATAAATTAGATGAAGAATACCAAGGCAAAATGTCTAGGGGTGCAGCTCAAGCACAAGCTGCTAGAGATACTTTTGACACACTAAAAAAAGAAGCTATGGAAAGAAAAAGAAGAAAGCTTCTACAATCACAAGTTGTAAAAGAGATAGAAAAAAATATTTCTGAATATAGAGATTTCAGAGGCAAAGAAAATGTTGGTAGAGCATCTTTAGCTTTGATTGAACAAGACACATTATCTACTTATTCTAGTTTAGAACAAAGAAAAGCATCAATACAACAAACCGCAACATCAATGTTAAATAATGTTTTGGCTAGTTTTAAAAGAAATTTAGTAGGAGAGGTAAGAAACAAAGCGCAACTTAAAAATATGGTTCGTGAAAGTTTTGGTGAAAACACTGGAGATGTAAGCGCTAAAGAATTTGCAGAGGCATGGAAAAAAGCTTCTGAATATTTAAGGCTTGAAAGAAACAGAGCTGGTGGATCAACTGCTCTAAGGGATGATTGGGGATTACCGCAAAATTGGAATGAAGATGCTGTCGGCAAAGTTGCGCCAAAGCAATTTATAGATGATATAATTGATGACTTAGATCTAAGTAAAATGGTTAATGAAAGGTCAAACTTACCATTTACTAGAGAAACATTAGAGTTTGCATTGCGAGATGTATACGAAACTATAAGTACGGGTGGTTTAAATAAATTATCTGCAAATCAAGCTTTTAGAACAAAGTCACTTGCCAGCAGAAGAACAGACCATAGATTTTTAGTTTTTAAAAATGCTGATGGTTGGTTGCGAGCTATGGAAAAATATGGTGAGGCAAATCCATTTGATACTATGATGGGCCATATAACTAATATGAGCAAAGAAATAGCTCAGATGGAAATTTTAGGACCTAATCCATCAGCAACATTAGAATATTTAAAATTAAAAATAAGAAAAGATAAGAATAGTAGCGATTCAGCTCCTTATGATTTGCAGACACTTTATGAGGCTTCTATAGGAAAAAATAACATTCCTATAAATGGAACTTTTGCATCAACTATGGCTGGTACAAGACAAACATTACAAGCGGCACAATTAGGATCTGCGGCAGTGGCAGCGGTTACTGATGTTAATTTTCAAAGAATGACAAGAAGTTTTAATGGGTTGCCACAAACTGGAACACTTAATGATTATTTTAAATTACTTAATCCATTAAAAGCAGAAGAACGAGGCAGAGTAGCTGTACGTTTAGGACTTATAGCTGAAGGTTGGACAAGTATAGCTTCAGGTCAAATGAGGTATGTGGGAGATATATCAGGGCCAGAAATAACAAGGCGCATATCAGATTTTGTTATGAGAGCTAGTTTTCTTTCTCCTTGGACTCAAGCAGGTAGATGGGCATTTGGCATGGAATTTCTTGGTTTTATGGGAGATTCCGTTGGAAAAACATTTGACCAATTAGACGTACCATTAAGAAATGCTTTTGAAAGGTATGGCATAGGCGCTGATAAATGGGATATTATTAGATCTACAAAATTATATAAACATGAAGGTGCTGAGTTTATTGATTTACAAGGTATTAGAACAAGAAAAGACATAGACGAAAACACAGCAAGATTACTAAGTTTAAGAGTTTCGGAAATGATTAATACTGAAACTAACTTTGCTGTTCCATCATCATCTTTACGAGGAAGAACAGCTTTAATTGGTGAAGCTCCCCCAGGCACTATAAGAGGTGAGTTTTTAAGATCATTTGCAATGTATAAGAACTTTGGTGTTACCTTGGCAAACACACATATTATGCGAGGTGTAACAGCTAAAGGAGCTAAAAGAAAAGGTCAATATTTAGCAGACCTAATGATAAGCACAACTGTAATGGGTGCTTTAGCTATGCAACTAAAAGAAATGAGTAAAGGTAGAGATCCAAGACCTATGACAGATTCCAATTTTTGGGGTGCTGCATTTCTACAAGGTGGTGGATTAGGTATTTTTGGTGATTTTTTGTTTGCAGATCATAATAGATTTGGTGGTTCTCTTACACAATCTTTGGCTGGTCCTGTTGCTGGTTTTGCAGAGGATATTTTTAAATTAACAATAGGAAATATACAACAAGTTGCAAAAGGTGAGGACACAAAAGCAGCAAGTGAAATGATTAAATTTGCTGGTAAATACACACCAGGTAGCTCTCTTTGGTATGCAAGATTAGCTTTAGAAAGAGGTGTTATTGACCAAATGCAGCTTTGGGCAAATCCACGAGCAAGGTCTGATATGAACAGAGTTGTAGGCAGATATAGAAGGCAAAACAATCAAGGTTACTGGTGGAGACCGGGTAATCCATCACCAAGCAGATCTCCAAACTTAGATAATATTTTTGAGGAAATACAATGACAGTTTCAACAACAATCACTAAAAATTCGTATTCAGCAAATGGTACGCTTCATAGCTTTGCTTATGGATTTAAAATATTTGCAGATGCTGATTTGACTGTGATTGTAAGATCATCGGCTGGTACTGAAACAATTAAAACGCTGAATACACACTATGTTGTAACAAACGCTGGTACAGATGGTGAAGGAAATGTTTTATTTAAATTTAATACTGGCACACCTTCAGATGCGCATTATTCAACAACAGATCAAAGGCCTCAGTCTGGTGAAACTGTAGTTATATTAAGAACACTTACAAAATCCCAGGGAACTGACTATGTTGAAAATGATCCATTTCCTAGTACATCCCATGAAGATGCTTTAGATAGATTAACTTTTATAACTCAAGAGTTACAAGAAGAAGTCGATAGAACTATTAAGTTATCTAAAACAAATACTATGACATCGCCAGAATTTACAGTAGGCGCTTCTGATAGAGCAAATAAAATCTTGGCTTTTGATACTTCTGGTGAATTATCTGTTACACAAGAGCTTGGTACATATAAAGGCACTGATGCAACAGTAACAACAGAAGCATATGTTGTAAGGGATATTATTAAATCAACGACTGCTGGGCAGTTAAATAACGTGTATATATGTATTTCAGATGCTGTTGTAGGTGATAGCCTTACAGATACAGATCACTTTGAATTACTAATAGATGCAGTTACGGCAGCAACATCAGCTACAAACGCAGCAAGTAGTGCTACAGCTTCAGCAAGCAGTGCAACAGCAGCTGCAAGTAGTGCAAGCACAGCATCAACCCAGGCATCAAATGCAAGCACAAGTGCAAGTACAGCTTCTACTCAAGCAACTAATGCAGCTAGTTCTGCAACAGCTGCATCAAATGCACAAGCAGCAGCAGAAGCTGCCCTGGAAACTTTTGATGATAGGTTTCTTGGAGCAAAAGCAAGTGATCCGACAGTCGATAATGATGGTAATGCTCTATTAGATGGTGCGTTATACTTTGATACAACTAACGATATAATGAAAGTGTATGATTTAACAAATACACAATGGCGACAATTAACACTTACATCAACAAATCAAAATAATGTTAACACTGTTGCTGGTGCTATCAGTAATGTAAATACAGTAGCTGGTGCAAATAGTAATATAAGCACTGTAGCAAGTGATATATCAGATATAAACACAGTAGCTGGTATTTCATCTAATATAACAACTGTTGCTGGTATAAGTAGCAATGTGACTTCTGTTGCTGGTAATTCAACAAATATAAATTCAGCAGTAAGCAATGCCACTAATATAAACACTGTGGCTGGTGCAATAAGTAATGTTAATACTGTTGGTAGTGGCATAACTAATGTTAATACTGTTGCATCTAATATATCTGGTGTTAACAGTTTTGCAGACAGATATAGAGTAGCAAGTTCTGCTCCGTCTAGTTCTTTAGATGTTGGTGATCTATACTTTGATACAACAGCAAATGAGTTAAAAGTTTACAAGTCGAGTGGGTGGGCAGCAGCAGGTTCTACTGTTAATGGTACTTCAGCCAGGTTTCATTATGATATAGGTAGCGCAGTAACAAGTGTAACTGGTAGTGATGCTAATGGTAATACTTTGGCATATGATGCTGGATTTATAGATGTATATGTTAATGGTGTTCGTATGTCTACGGCAGACGTAACCATTACAAGTGGAGATACAGTTACTTTTGCCAGTGCTTTGGCAGATGGAGATGAAGTTGACATTGTGGCGTTTGGTACGTTTGCAGTGGCAAACATTGTATCTACTGGTGCATTAAACTCTGGATCAATAACATCTGGATTTGGCAATATTGATAATGGTACATCTACCCTTACCACCGGCAATTCAGATATAAATGGCACATTAAACGTACAAGGTGAAACAACATTACAAACACATCTTAATATGGGTGACAATGATATTATCAAAGTAGGTGACAGTGCTGACTTACAGATTTATCATGATGGAAGTCATAGTTATGTAAAAGATAATGGCACTGGAAATCTACTTATTCAAGGTAGCACGGCTATTGTTTTAGAAGACCCCGATGGCAATAATATGATTTATGCC